ACCCAATCGATTGATCAGTAAAGCCTGCTTGTCCATAATCTCTGCACCAAGAATTGCAACAGCATCAATACTTAGTGCGTCCATGGGACCTTCAACAACTATTACGAATTCTTTGTCCTGTGTCTGCTTATCTAAATTAAACACATAGCCTGGAGTTTGATCCGATATGTATTTTGGTTTGCCATCTATGACTTTACGAGCAGTATGTCCTACAATTCTACCATCCAATCTAAAAGGAATAATTACTCTTTCAGCAAATCCGTACATAGGACACCAATAGAAGTCAGCCATAGGATCTAATTTTCTAAACCAAATGTATTCGACCACTGTGTCAAACTGTGCCCTTAGATCAGCGGGCAGTTGATGAATATTTTCAATCCATTCGCTGATTTTTAAACTGCCTTCGGGTAATGGTTTGTCTTCGAACCTGGGAATGGACACGGCTTCCAAAGCAGTTTCATCGCCTTGAATTTTCATCGCCTCCAATGCTATTTTATTGATCACATCATCGGGCGCACCCAACCAACTTAGCAGTTGGCGCATCTTACGTGTAAGATGTCGTCCTGGTTGATAACTGGCTTTGAAGCCGCAGTTGAAGCAATGATAACTTAGTCCGTCACCATTTTGGATCATACCGCCGCGAGCACGATTATCTGCTGATGTGCCATTGTGATGGCAACATATAGCATTAAACTTTACCCAACCACTGGGTGTTTGTTTACGTTTTGCGGGGAGGTACGAATAGATTATCTCGCCTATACTCATATAGTATAGTTTAGTTTCTTACGATGACTTTGTCAACTTTTCCGGTAAAACCTATGCCAGGAACACTGGAATATGTTCTGTCTGCTGTGGCCAAACTTGCTTCACCTAGAATGGCTGCGGCCAAAATACTGCGTGTGTAACTGGGCAACGAACCGTATATTGGTCCTTGGATGGCTGTGACTGTAACGATAGCATCATTGGCTGGACTGGTGCCGCCCAATGATGTACCCAACAGTTTAATCTTGTCGCCAATGTCATACTGTCTGCCACCATCTGGAATGGCCACAATGGTGTATGTACTGCCTAACTTTTGTATATCAAATGTGGCTGTGCTACTGCTACTGGACTTGTTATAACCAAATCTCATATATCGATAACCTGTGTTCTCTATAACCTTGGTCACACTGGTTGAATTCACAATTTCTACTGTGTCGATTAATTTCCATGTTACACTGGATGCAGTACTCTTATCTGCTGTTGCATAAATGTTAACGAACCCGTTGAATGGATCAGTGGTATCAGGTACAACTTCAATTTCTACACTGCCAATTACTGAACTGTCTAATGCTGTGCTGTAATCGTCATTCAAGTAAGTACCAAATGCGACCATTTCACTTAAAAATTGTTGGCGGTCGAATTCAAAGTTAAACACCTTGGCCACATCCACAATCTCGCCAAATCCAAGTTTATCGTTGTACCCGTCAAGTAATGCCACATTGCCAAATAATTCAAATTGCCCGTCCACATAGATAGGACTCTGCGTTACACCGTCAGTTAGATATGCGGCCATGCGTAACATCTGCGGATCTATGTCTGCTATGGTGCTACTGCTGATAGTTAGGGTCATCTGACCAATTTGGCTGGGAATTGCATCGGCTGTGACAGTAAACAAGTTCTTTTGATCAGCGTCGAAAAACTTAATCACTGCCGTTTGCCCGGCCACTGTCTGCTTACGCTGTTCTGAGTTTCTAACATCTAATTGTATGGTATTATCAATACCTTTGTATAATTTTAATTGTCGTTGGTACACTTGTCTATACTCCGTGTTAAATCCTACTCTATCTGTAGTAACAGTGATTTTATTTGGTACTAAATAAAATTGAATTTTTTGCATTGGCTTAATTTCTCTTACTAAGGTTATAACAGTATTTATGGTAAAATTAACGGAAGACATCAGAGACAACTTCCCCTTTATTTCTGTAGTTCACTACGGCGGGTTAGAATACGTGGGCATCATTATCAATCAGGATCAGTATGTAACTAGTCTGTACAACTACGAGGCACTGAAAACCGAAGAAGATCGCAAGGGATTCCTAGGGCTGGGGGAAGCGTGGTGGTGGGAAAGTAATAGGACTATTCCTATCAATATCTTCCTAAAAGTGGAAATGGAGCCATTTAAGTATTCTGTAATGACAATGAATACCAAGGACGTGACTGTAGTTTTTGGACCCACTGTTAATCTTCACAATATTTCGATCAAACGTGTGAAGCGTAAGGTAATACAGTTAGTTAGAAAACGTTAACTGAACTCGTAACTGACACCCTCGCAGATTAAATTCATCTGTACAACCACTGCTTGGGCATAAGCAATCGCGTGGGCTTTCTTAAAGTAGTACTCATCATTCTCTGGTTTCGTCCAGACCTCCGTCATCACCGTAGTCCATTCTTTCCCAATCAGATAACGTTTCGCAGGTCGAATCATCGCTAGGATTGCACCTAACTGTTCTATGCTCCTGGGTTTCATTTCTCTTAGTATAGTACCATAGCCGTTTACGTGAAACAGCAGATTGTTGAAATCGTCTTGTTCTAGTAAGTCCCATAATGGTTCAGTCTCCATAAGTCGAATAAGATGAGCTTCATCTCGAACACCTTCATATATGCCCACGTTTAAGAAATCAATCTTAAAATATCCTCGGGCTTCTGCTTCTTTATAATCTATCGTACTTAACCCCGTGGCAGGATTGTACGGAATAGGAGTACAATAAATGCCAGTGTTGTGCTTTTTAAAAGTGCCATTCTCTTTAATGGCCGCAACCACATGTTCTAGTTTGTCTAGAGCTTTGGTTCTATCAGCAAAGTCTATGTCGATATCAGGCATTATAGATTTCCTTCTTTAACCACTTCCGATATTAATTCTTTATCTGCGGGATATGTTCGAAAACGTCTTGCCCAAAATTCTGGATCTAACACTTCAAACACAATGTCCAGTTGTTCATCGTTAAACTTGCTCAACAACGTTCTTCCACTGTCACAATTTAAAACCAACCACGGACTGATTTTTCCATCCTTGATTGCGTATACAGCTCGGTTAACACTGACATATTTGAAGTAATGATTCCAATGACTGTCATTCTCGTTGGCCCAATCCATCATTGTGGTTATACTACGTTGTAATGCCACTTCAGCAGGTTCTTTCTTTATCAAGTCGAGCACATATTTGTAGTATAACTCTTCCCGACACCAGTGATCCAACTTGACGCCACTGGTTACCACAAAGTCAATATACCTATCCAAGTACAACGGATTTACGTTGCTGAGAAAACTACCAAACTTTACAAATGCATTATAGTAAGGACTCTTTGCAAACTCTTCGTACGATTTAACATGTTTGGCTTTCTGTGTCAGTTGAAAAAATCTCACATAAGTTTGATAACCCATTAAAACATGTTTGTCATCTTTGGCCAAGTGTCTACGTTTTTGCTCACACATATGGACTGTAAGCGTGGACTCTTTTACATAAGCACTACCGCAATACTGACAGATGTATGGCTTTTCAACAGTGGACAATTTTATTTTAATTCCTTTGTGCTTTTCAAAAACATCTAAGTTCATAACGCCTTTTTAATATCTTTGTCTTCCCAACCTAAGTCTTTTAGACGCTGTTTAACTTCTTTTTCAGTGGTCATCGATGACATAAGTTCCAGTTCATCATCTTTCAAATGAGGATACAATGTTTCAAGAACTTTGATAACTTTGCTGTTACCTTCTTTCTTTTTGTATCCAATCCATTCATGAAAGTGTATTTTCTTTTCATCGTTGCCTGTCATACACACAAGATACCAAAGTAGTTTAGGATGCTTGCTGAGACTAAAATAATGTTTGTTAAAATACTCGTTAGTTTTAAAGATTGCCAACTCCTGCGCTTCTCTGTCGCTGGTTTTTATTGAGCTGGCATATCTAAGCAATAGATAAAGACTAATCTGCTTTCTTTGTTCTTCTGTAAAATTATCCCACAGGTCTCTGGCGCCCATGTCAATGGCCGCTGTTTCGTCCTTGATAGTTAATTTATCACTCATCTTTTGGCACCAACTTAGCATCGAATGACATAACTGTTCTGTGTCCTTGGCCACGCCATGGATACACTGTATGTGCTAAATGACTAGGGAACACAATCACAGTACCTGGAATTGGTTTGTATCTCCATATGTCACTCATTATAAATTTACTTACGTCTCTGGTCTGGGGCAATTTAAAAGTTATTACACCGTCTGTGGGATTTCCGTCTTCGGCAAAATCTGGTGCATTAATATAAACATTCCCGCTGATATTGCCAGCAGGATGACTGTGTAGTTCTTGATAGTGTCCTTGCTCTTGTCGTACAGTCCAGATGCCAGTTACTACAGGCTTACAATATTTTAAATCATCTGTGCCGCTTTGAGCTGTGACAACTTCCATGTACCCTTGGCAAATACTTTCAATCCATTTGATTAACCAGCCAACTTCTAAATTTAACTGATTAGGATACACTGGTATCTGCTGTCCTCCGCAGATACTGAGCAATGGATTGTTCACATCATTTAGCTCAGGATGACTGTGTAATTGTTCTGATAGGCTGAAAATCTTACTAAACTCAACCGGTGGCACTTGGTCCATGGCCATTACTATTGGTTGAAAATATGCTACTTTTAGAGTCATTCTGGTTTGTCCTTACTTAAACGATATATCATTATAGCACGGTCCAGGGCACGTTGTAAAGTGATATTGGTCCTTGCTTCTCGCCGAATCTCTCCCCACAACTTATCTTCCATTATATGATCATGTAGCGGTCGTCCATCGCCGGTACGGGGATCAAAATTTGGATCGTCTTTTTTATAATCCCACCCGTGTACTTGTCGAGTACTGGGATCAGATCCAAACTCTCTGGCATATACGACATTGTTATGGCGCTCGTATATTAGTTTTACGCCAGGTGTAAGAGATCCCATATTATAATAGTTTATAGTGATTGATAATTTCACTCTGACGGCTAATGTCTTTAGTGAAAAATGCACAGTGTGGTTTGTGACTGTCGTATAATGGTACTGATAGTAATTGGTTATTTTTCATTTTAGGAAAGAACCATTTGACATCATTGTAGACATTTACAATTTCAATCTGTGCATACTCGTGCTTGAATGCCGACAGCGGATTAAAAATAAACGCTTCGAA